GCTCAAACTGAAACAGTAACTTGTGAACCAACTGTGATGGATTCTGGTTATGTCAGTAACCATCTCAAGTACTTCAAACTCAACACTCAAACCTAATGGCTATTCAAACTCACAGACTTGGTAAGAACAAGTTCATCACAATTGATTCTTACTATCGCCCCGGCTCCCCTGCCCTCGCCATCACCGCTGGTGTGGTGGGGTTATTACTCACGTTGGCCGCGATCTACACTGTGATGAAAGTAAGAGAGCCTCGCGTGATTCCTATCCCAGTTCAGCCTTACCAATCCTCTAATCAAATCAACTCATGATCACACTAACCGACACACTAACCGAACGCATTGACCAGCTGATCCAAGCTGGTGAATACTCCTATAACAAACGTGACTCTAAGTATGACTACCTTTGTATCGAGAGGGTACCAGGGAAGAAGTACATTAAGTTAGTTTGTGCTCACTACAACCGTGAGACGAAAGAACGTAATCATTCTTCTGTCTGGTGTTTCATTGACAAGAACACTGGCGATGTCTACAAGCCAGCATCATACAAAGCACCAGCCAAAATCGTTCGTTACAAATTAATGGACGACAAATCATATGAAGCAGCATTACATAATGCTGACTGGGCTGGAGGTTGGCTCTACATTAGATAACAACTACTGGACCTGAGCATGTCCTTAAACTGCTTACTGTTCACCCTATTCAATTCAACCTATGGAAAACTATCATCTTGTTATTAATACACATGAGAAATATGCCATTGTTAATGCATTGGCATACTATGACCTGATGCATGCGCATATGGATGAAGATACTAAGGAACAATGGACCATGTGTCGTAAGGAAGATCTTGCAGACCTTGGTTCAGACAATGATATCGATAAGTTGGCTACTCGTATAGCCAATATCTAACTCTATTACCGTCTTGAGCATGACGTTAAACTGCTCACTGTTCACCCTATTCAACTACACATCATGTCAATGATCAAAGCCTGGCTCCATGACCAAATGGAGAAAGAGATTCGTGAAGAAGAGATGTTCTTCAACGCGGATAAGCACTATGAAGCAGAGCAAGCCATGCGTGAAGGCATGGTCGGCCTGGCCACGCCAGATGGTGTGTCCTGGTTCGATCCAGCCCTGGACTTTGCAGAGCTGGACAACATGATTCAGGAGCTGAGCGAATGACATACGCCCTTTCCCAGTATCAAAAGGAGCTGATCCTTTATTGCCTCGAGCAGCAGTATTACGAATTCAACGAAGCCGAACAACGTGATTATGAGTTCATAATTACAAAGCTCGGCTTAGACGAACCAACCACTCAACCGGAGCAACTTAATGAATCAACAGATTGAATACCACGTTATCGACTACATCATTGCTCTAATCTCTTGTTTACTATGGCCTCACTCCTCAAGCAGTACATGGACGCCACACTTAACGGTGATGGTGTTCAAGATTTTGTAGAAGATGACTTAAAGCGACTATTTCCTTCAGGGTTTCTTACTGAACTATCTGAAAAAATTGCTACTTCAAAATGAGACTTTCTGTTCAAGAGCAAACAGATTTCCGTGCTTATGTTTCTCATCGACTTCATCTTGAAGTTGAGCGTTTGATTCCTGAGTACATCCATACACATCATCACCTTCGAGATGACATTGAAGACAAGGGCATTGAAGAAGTAACCGAAGCTTTTGAAGCCGACGTTGTTAATCTTACTTGCAACTGGAACTAATGAACCACACTCAAACTGAAATGGAAGCGATTGCGGTTACTCAACCGCGTCTAGGGTTTGTAATGAACCCTATCACATCGGAGCTTGACGAGCACCTTGTGTATGACGCAGAGGTGCAATACAAACGTAAAGACAACCAAGTGCGGCTCATTATGTGCAACTCACTTGATGATGTTGTCATAGGTGAACCTGTGATGATTACCTATCATTCAGGGATGAGGTGTTACAAACATAGCCGTCACGTTGTAACATCGAGTGAGAAGAATTGCATTGGCGGTTTTTACTTTACCAACGGTACACCTGCATAATGACTGAAAAAGAATATCAAGAGTGGGAGAAAGAAACACTCAAATATATGCCTGATGTTATTTCAGAAGACAAAGAGCATATGGACTACGAACCCATCGACGTTATCTAATGATGAAAAAGTATCACATCTATGTTTTTACCCAAGACGCTTGTGCTCCTTGCACACGGCTCAAGAACTATGTCGAAACTCTCTCGGAAGATGAAAGGGCTGAGCTTGACTTTGTCCCACTTAAAACACCCTCTGGCCAGCGTACGGCGCTTGCAGAGGAGCTTGCGGTGGAACTTACGCCAACGCTCGTTGTCACACACGAGACTGTTTCCTGTGAAATTGCTAGTGACGAAGAAGAGTACTGTGACTTGGAAGAAGAAAGTGTAGAACGTTTCATTGGTGCTAACAGCATCATTGAACATCTACAAGCAACGCTTTATGCATACACTTACGCACATCCCGAATGAAAAGACAAGAGATTATTAACCGCCTCATTGAAGAAGACTACGAAGGCATGGACTATATATCTCTTTGGCATTACTTCGAGCATTATCAACAGCAAGAATATGCTGATTGGTCTGATGAACAACTGTTAAATCAATATAACGAGTATTTTACTGATGAGCAAGAAGACGAATGTAATTGAAGCGAAAGGTACAATCTTCAAAGAGAGTGGTAATGGATATTTCAACGTTGAGCTTGAAGAACCTAAAGGGCACCAATGTTTGTGCCGCGCTTCAGGTCGCTTGATCACTCGCAAGATTCAATTGCTTGTGGGTGATCGAGTTACTGTTGAATTGTCACCATATGATCTTGATCGTGGACGTATAACACTCCGCGAAAAATGAACGAAACAACTATAAACTGGTATAACGCAATAAGTTTAAAAATGACTTTAGGAGATCAAGCACGGGTATTCCGTGAAACATTTAATCAAGAATGTCTCGACAATATCTCACAGTTTGGCTTTATCAAAAAGCAACTATGGGATATGCAAGTAGGGCTCATCAAAGAAGAGTCCTGTGAGTTTCTAGATGCAGCTGAAGAATTGTATGCAGACCCCGAGAATCCAGACAGGCGTGAGGATTTAGTCAAAGAATTAAGCGACCTTGTCTTTGTCTGCTATCAATTTGCCGCTGCATTTAACATTGATTTAGATAAGGCAATGTCTCTCGTTTTTGAGAGTAATTTGTCTAAACTAGATGAACAAGGAATGCCCATCTATCGAGAAGATGGGAAGGCTCTGAAAGGACCTAACTATCGTCCACCAAACTTGGAAGATTGTTTGCCTTAACCTCAACTCAACTTTTACGATACCAATGGAAAATAATGTAATTGCCCGTACGGGTAGGGTTCAAAATTGGCTAGACGACCCTACAAGTCGTCTTCCTGTTAGCTGCACAGTATTTGTCGTCGAAGACTCCATGGAAGGACCCAATGGCCTTGAAGCCAGTTGGAGATTTGTATCACACGCTCTACGATATGGAGCAGGTGTTGCAGTCCATCTATCTAAACTCAGAGGAGCTGGAATTGATAACGGCAAAGGACTCGTTGCATCGGGGCCTGTATCGTTTGGCAAGATCTATAGCTGCCTTAACGAGCAACTCCGAAGAGGAGGAGTCTACAAGAACGGAGCAGTTGTGCTCCACCTCGACATCGACCATAGAGACATCCTTGAATTCATCAACACTCCAAGAGCTGAATTGCCCTGGGCCAAGCGTTGCGTCAACATCTGGGACGAAGCCTGGGCTAAAACCAGTCAAACCACCAGGGATACCCTCCTAGCTGGCATTGCCCGTGGAGACATTTGGCTAGCCAAAGTCCGACACAACCAACACGGTCGCCGTATTTATGCGAATGTGTGCCTTGAAGTATTCCTTGAGAGCAGAGGGACTTGTTTGCTCGAACATATCAATGTCGCAGCTTGCGAAGTGGATGAACTCCCTCAAGCATTTGCTGATGGCATGACTGAGCTTATTGAGCTTCATGCCAAAACTAATGTAGATGGTAGTGGTGAATACCTTTCACCTGAAGTTGATCGTCAGGTTGGATTAGGCGTCCTTGGTCTCGCGAATCTTCTGTCTTTGGAAGGTGTTACCTACAAAGAATTCGCTGATGCACTGGAGTTTCATACCGGGACTTTCACAGAACGTCCTGTGACTCGCGCTGCTTGTAAAATTGTAAAAGCAATCGATGAAGGTATCAAATCAGCTGCTGCAATTGCACGGTTGAATAATATGGATCGAGCCTTTGCTATCGCTCCTACCGCATCTTGCTCTTATCGTTATACAGACCGAGCAGGCTATACGACAGCCCCCGAAATCGCACCTCCGATTGGGCGCACAGTTGATAGGGACAGCTCTACCTTTGGCGTACAACAATACGATTATGGGAATGTTGAAACGGCTGAAGAAGTCGGTTGGGATTCCTATAAGCGTACTGTTGATGGCATCATGCATCTCATCCAAGCAACAGGCTTAGCTCACGGATACAGCTTCAACTCTTGGAGCGACGTTGTGACCTATGACAATGCATTCATCGAAGAGTGGCTGAAATCCCCTCAGACAAGCCTCTATTATTCTTTGCAAGTCATGCAGAATACACAGGCTAAAGATGATGCTCTTGCTGCTCTTGATGGCGACTTCGGGACCATGTTTGGCTTCGATGACGATTCTGACCAAGAGATTATTGATCTTTTCAATGACCCAGCAGCCTGTCTGGGCTGCGCTGAGTAAACCAATTATTTATAACAATGAAAGCTGCAACTCCTTACATCCATTTGCATGAACGCAAACGTACTTGGACACCAGTTCAAGTCGATGCGGGCCGTCTGTTAGACGGTGGTGAAGAAGTCATTCAACGTGCATTAGCACTTCGATGCCTTGAGATTCCTGTTGGTAACTTTATTCAAGATGCCATGAAAGGTGATCTGCCTGATATCAAGGGCTGCAAAGAGTTGCTGGAAAGTAACGTACAAGATGAAATTAAACATGATATTGCCCTTAATTATGCGGCTGAGGTCCATAAGGTCCCCACTAAATTTGAGAAAGAAGCTGCTCACATCTGTAAGACATGGTTGGAGTTGGATCGCCACCCAGTCCTTAAAGCCGTGGTGCTTGAGCGTTCCGTCTTCTTTGTCTTACTCCCCATTTTCCGCTTCCTTGGAGACACAGGGTTGCGCACAACAAGTGCCGACATCTCACGAGATGAGCAGACCCATGTCGCTGCCAACACACTTGTATGCGAAGCGCTTGGTCTTAAATCTGACAAAACCATCAACAATCTTAGACGCGCTACGATCGCGTGGTGCCTTCAGTCCCTCAAGGGGGAAAGTGATCACAAGCATCTCTCAGGGAATTTCTGGCTTGCGAGTTCAGATTCTCTGTACACAAGAGGCAAAGCCGAAGGGTTGATTGAAACAAGAGCATCACGTATGCCTGCGTTTTTTGAGACGAGTAGCGTGAATCTGCCTCAATACGCCTAATAAATATTGTATGCCTACTAAAATTCAGATCGTCGAAGAAGGTATCTGTCCAGATACCTTTGACGACACGGAATTACCTACTGATGTTCACATAATTACTTTCACAAAAGATGGTGAACGTCAGTTTGACGCCGTGCGTGCCTACTCTAAAGTTGATATTTTTGATGAATATTATGACAAGCTAGGCAAAAATAATCCAATTCATTCAATAGAATCTGGTTATGGTCGGATTAAACCTAAACTATATGGAAAAATCAAAACCGAAAACAAAGAGTGATCACATAAGTAAACTACTCTCAAGGATCGAAGATAAACTTAATCAATTAAGCGTAAAGCAATTAAAAGCTTTGCATCAAAAACATTTTTTCTAAAACTTAATGCACACCGCAAAACTTGTATGGGTGACGCCCGATGCAGAGCAACTCATTGGGAAGATTGCCCGTGTATCAAATCCAGCAAATGAAGATAATCCCAATGTTGAAAAACTCATCCGCTACCTCATCAAACACAAGCATTGGAGCCCGTTTGAAATGGCATCCATGTGCGTCGAGATTAAGACTACACGCGCTATTGCTCCGCAAATTTTACGCCACAGATCTTTTTCATTTCAAGAGTTCAGTCAACGCTACGCAGTCGCAACTGAAATAAGTGTTCCTGACCTACGTCGTCAGGACTTAAAGAATCGACAAAACAGTATTGATGATTTGCCTGAAGAGAAAGTTCAATTCTTACAGCAGCAGATTGATAACCACTATAGGAGTTGTTTAGATATCTACAACAGTATGCTGGGGTATGGCGTAGCAAAGGAATGCGCAAGATCCGTACTGCCTCTGAGTACTGCAACACGCATGTATATGTCAGGTACAATTAGAAGTTGGTTGCATTATGTTGACCTAAGGGGTGACAATGGAACTCAACTTGAGCACATGCAAATTGCAAGAGCAATTGGTGAGATCTTGGCTGATCAAGTTCCAACTATTGCTCGCGCAATGTGGAGTTGACGCTTAATATGAAGACTGGAAAAACATAACAGTCATAATGAACTTTATTGCTGCAACGATTGAATTACGATCCTTTATCTCAGATCCAATCAATGCTTACGGGCTTGATTATCGTGGTGCTGATGCTGTCGTGCCCGGTGGTAGTGGGTCTTCAGAGGTCAAACTCAGAGCCCTCTGCTACGACCGTGAAGGGGCAAAGCTTTCACTCTTCAAAGATTGGAAGCCAGGAACAAGAGCGCTAATTACAGGCAACCTTGTTTTTTCTGACGATACAAGCAAGCCTCTAGATCTGATCATTACAACTATTGAGCCAGGAATCCCTGATTCCGTTTATTGCAATCAGGTTGTATTGGGCAATGCATTTTTTGCAGCAGATGAAATCAAAGAACGTAAAAACAATCAAGTAGCAGTAAAGATCGGCACATCGCTTGATAATTCCGACATTGTGACGTGGCTATTTCTTGAAACTCATGAATCTAGAAAGAAAAAACTTACGGATCGAATCCGTAAAGGACGGCCTATCTGCGTTCAAGGCTACCTCCGCGAATATCGCAAGGATGACAGTGACAGCCCTTATCGAGCCATTGTCGCATCTGACTTTACGACTCGAAAGGATCGAGAAAAAACTAGCAGGAATCCACAAACGAACGGTTCAGCAGCGGGTTACACGGAGATTGACCCTTCGCCGGACTATTGATCGTGAATTACACCTAGCCAGAAATTATCCTGGCTGGGATGCACCAGTTTATAAGTAAAGCCACATTCAATTCAATAAGAACTTATAGTTGTTATGTCAAAGATATTTAGATATGACACTACAAGTTTTACCACCTGAATTACTTCAAAATCAAGAAAAAATTGAAACCAAAGAACCTCAACCTTACTGGAAACCAAGCAGTCTAAAGGATGGAGAAAGCGAAGAGTTTCGACTTCTTGGCTGCTATGAAACAGGCCATGCAATTATGGGCTGGCAATACGCTTCCGAAGCAGCAGGTCCAGATGGCGAGCTCAAGTTCAACGGTTACGTTGTCACTCGCACTCATCCTGGCACTCCTAGCGATCTCGCTCGTGAAACTGACTGGTCCAAACCAGATCGACCAAAGATTGATGGCTCCTACGTCAAACCACGCAGGTTTCTAGCCTGGGTTTGTACTTCTGCAGCGCGTGGTCGGCTCGAAGTTCTTTTTATTGAACAAAAATCGCTTCGTGATCAACTGACTGAAATCCTGCAAGAAGCCGAGGACTATACCTGGACTGATGATGGGCTCGCTAATTTCTCGATTAAGATCACTCGTAAGGGAGCTGGTCTGGAAACTTCATACAGCATCCTACCTAAGGTGCGAAAAGTTCCACAGAAAATCGTGGATCAATGGGCATCTGAGAAAGATTCCATCTGGCTGCCTAACTTCTTTGAAGGGAAAGATCCTTTTGATGGAAAGCAAGTTTCTGAGAAAGGCCTACCTGCTGGTGGAGTAGATAAACAAGGCGGCACTGTCCTTACGACTAAAGCTGCAAAGAAAGAAGAACCTGAAACTGAATTTTGATAGAAATGATTGACCTTACTGTCACTAAAAATGACCTGGGACTGCACGAAGCAGTATGCACACTGCAGCTCCCAACCATGACGATCACCCGTGCAAAGGCTGATCGAGATGATCTTGAATATGAACTTCGTAGAGCTTTTGAAGAGCTCGTAGGCGAAGTTGTTACACGTCAACTTAAAGAGGAGTTCTAATGAATTCTGCAATGCAAAACCTCCCTCCTGAAATGCAAGAGCGCATCAATCAACTAGTTGCTGGAGCTAGGGCAGGGCAGCCTGCTCAAGCCCCCGCTCCTATCACTCGTCCGCCATCACTGATGGATCACACAATTGCTCTTCGACAGGAAGTTGCTCAACTTTCTAACCAAGTCGTAGCAATGGGACAAGTTATGGAGGGGGTTGGTCAACTGGTTGGAGAGCTTTACCAACTCTTTCAAACGCAAACCGCAACTACAGATTACAGCTCAACGTATCAAGAGAATCAGGAACTAGAGAGTGACTACTGATAAGCCATACAGAATACAAACCTCTGCCGGACATAGAAAGTATCTATGCTCCGGCATTTATATGCCAAGTGTAACCACTGTATTGTCTGCCACTGAATCAGAAAAATCTAAGGCAGGTTTACTCACGTGGCAAAAGAATAATCCGGGTGCGCTAGAGGAGGCATCTGCTCGCGGCTCGGCTATTCATCTTGGTTGTGAAAACTATCTACGTGGATTAGACCCAAATGTACCTGATGAATATGAAGACTTTTGGAATGGTATATCGACGTATTTGGATTGGTTTGATACAATTCATTGGTCAGAGCGTCCTTTACGTCCTGACTGGAATCACCTTAGAAGCGACGATAAAGAAGTGGCTTATGTTTGGAGTACCGAACACCGGTATGCTGGTTGCCCTGACCTCATTGGTGAGATTGGTGGTGTACGAGTCATTGCTGACTTTAAAACTAGTAATGCTCCTTACTGTGCGTCTTTTCCCGATCGTGGTGACCGCATTAGTTTCGGTGGTTATCGCAAATATACGAAGTGTGCTCAGCAGATGGCTGCCTACAGGTATGCGTTGAATGAGCGAACGGGTTTTCTTTGTGATGTAGCACTCATTATTGTGTCTACACCAGAAACGACGCAGGGGATATTCATCGATGGAGATCAATTAGCACTCCACGAATCACGTTTTCTTAAACGTTGTCAACAATTTCATGAGATAGATAATGAAACTACGGATTGCAGTCAACAAGAATTGCAAGAACAAACAAACTAAGCCAGCCCACGATTGGCAAAATATTAATGAAGATATTGAATGGCTACTCGGGTGGGTTCAGCAAGGCTATGGCTGGTGTGCAACTCACTTCCACGGCAGACACCGTAAAGCTGAGAACTCTGTAGGGTCTAACGTTGTTGTCATTGACTTCGATGGTGATACCTCACTCGCACGCTTCTGGTCTACTGATACAGCTAGACAGTGGTGTGCAGCTACGTACACCTCTGCTAGCCATACTGAGCAAGAGCACCGGTTTCGTGCGCTCTTCCCACTTGCTAGGCAGCTCAATAGCTCTGCTGAGCACCGTGGTGCCTACTGGTTAATTGTCAATCGCCTACTTGCCGAGCTAGAGCTCCAGGAGCTTGCCGACAATTGCGGTCAAAAGCCTGAGCGCCTCTGGTTTGGCAATTCAAAAGCCGAAGTCCAGACAAATAAAGAGTTCGAAGCTGTCCCTGGTTTTCTCCTTGAGGACATCGCCTATGAAGAAGCGTCTAATTTCAATAGTTCAGATGTCACTGATGTTGATATCAAGCGCTGTCAGTGGCTCCTAAAGAGCTTCCTACGCCCCTCAGATGATGGTGAGTATGAAACTTACTACGTACCCGTTATGGCGGCTTGTGCTGGCATGGGTGAACCTATGTTCGATTCATGGGTGGAGTGGGTACTCAAAGGTCACCACGGAGAGAAAAATGAGAATATTCAACCATTTAAATGGCGAGGTCTCGGTAACTATTCTGGCCATACTACACTTTATTCGCTTGCTAAAAAGCAAGATCCTGACTGGGCTAGAAAGCTGCCCGATAATCTAAGGTTTGGTGCTCTTGGAGCAGCCGCAGGTTATACCGAGTTTGATCCCATTCATAACTTTGATGAATACATTAATACGATGGAGCCAACGATGCAGCCAAATGATATTGAAGTCGAACCAATTCCAGATGCACAACAAGTAAAGCGTAGAGGTCGTCCTAAGAAGTCATCTGATGACCTAGCAAAAGAGCGTGAGGGTGATGTCACAAAGGTCAAAGATATCCTGCACGATCTACGCAAGAACGAACTTACAAGTTCGATTGAATACACTGATACTCAAGGTAAAACGGTCGCACTGCAAGGTAATGACCTCGATCTCATGACTGTCAAGGTTGCCTGTGAGCACGGTATCTTTATCCCTGAAGCACGAATCAAAAGTGCAATTCAATATGCAGCGGGTAAAAACTCTTACTGTCCGATCAAGCGATACCTAGAGCAGTGTGCTGCAAAGTCTGAGCCACATCCCGACTGGGAACAAGTTGGCGAAGTCTTCCTGGGCAACCCTCACAAGATCGCTACCACTGCAATGCAGCGGATGATGATCGGAGCTGTGGCACGTGCATTCAATCCTGGATGCTCTATGTCCTGGCTACCAATCCTGGTGGGTCCTCAAGGGGCTGGCAAATCAATGTTTGCTCGCTGTCTTGTACCCCAAAACCTTTTCTCAGAAATTACTACACCGCTAGAAACTCTGATGAAAGAGCAGTATCGATTGCATGTTGCCTGGGTATTGGAGCTTCCTGAGATTGATAATTACTTCAACGCTCGGAACATTGAGAACTTCAAAAACCTTGTGACTACACGGGTTGATGAGGTCAGGTTCCCCTATGCATCCTTGCCAAGTAAGTTGGCTCGTCGGTTTGTCCTCATTGGAACGACTAACCGTAACCAGTTTCTCGTAGACAGTACAGGCAACCGACGCTTTGTACCGCTTGAGATTGGAGCAAACTTCCAAATTCCCTGGAAAGAGCTCAGTACTCAGCGAGATCATTTGTGGGCAGCTGCTGTACACGCTTATAGAAAAGGGCAGGGGTATGAATTCAACAGTGGCGAGATCGCTGCTATTGCTGAATACATTCAAGAGTTCGGTGATCCAGATCCTTGGTTCGACAAGGTCGCTACCTATGTCGCTATCCGCGATGAGGTATCTGCTGCTGAGATTCTGACCAACGCACTTGAGCTTGATCCTCGTAGCCAAGGCAGGCGCGAAGGTAGACGGGTGGCAGACATCCTTCAGTCCATGGGCTGGAGACGACTAGTCACTACACGAAAAGATTCACTTACTAGCAAATTTAAATCTGTCCGTATTTGGCAACGTCCTAAAAATGATCCTCTCACTGAAGATCACATTTTGAACGACTTTTAATTACACTGAAGTTACGAAAACATATATTATTCAGATACAATGAAAGCCAAAGATATCAAGATCGGTCATCGTGTTGCTGTAGCTCCAAATGCTCGTGTTGCACTTGTTGTTGGTACTCCTGAGTACTACACACCTCGTGCACAACTCGTACATATTAAGTACGAAAATAGCACTCGATATGAATACAAGTTGAATCATCAATTGGACTTGCTTCCTATTGAACAGCAATATGCAACTCACGGCGGCAATCACGTAAAGCCTGAAGGTGATTTTTAATGGTCGAATCAAAGCCCAGCAGGAAACCTGGAGGTCACGCATACGGGAGGCGAAACCTAAACCTCTCGAATACTGCTGAAGAGGGAACTCTCTGTATATATAGCGGTCACTCAATTGGCCGGTTCAGCTCCACATCCATGCGCTTTGATAGTCATCAAGCATGTGTGCGCTGTGTAGCCGCAGCTAGAGAGGGCAGAATGTCCTTCGACATCAACAATCTGCTTAAAAAGGAACGTAAGCGTGCACTTAAGTTCTGGTCAAAAGTTGATATCGGTCAGCCTGACGAATGTTGGGAGTGGCAGGGATACAAAGCAAAAGGCAACGGCATGCCTCAGTTTCCTTGGCGACGGCCTGGTATCAGCAGTAGTACACAGCATCATCCTCAAAGAGTTGCTATGTGGTATACCTGGGGCGACCTAGGCTATACCGGCGTTAAAACTACTTGTGGCAATAAGTACTGCTGTAATCCTTTTCACCTGATTCCTCAAAAAATTGGAGTATTTGTTGATCAAGATTCCTATCTAGAAAGCTTCGAGCTTGCTTGCGAACTACATACACTTAAGCAGCAAGTTGCTGAGTATGCAGTCGAACAAGCACTCAAGGAACAAGAGATGCTTACTAATGCTCAAGAACTTGATGACCGCGCAAATCTAATTTTCGCACCCAATTCAGGTTTTGCTGATCGTTGGGAAGCTGTTGTCCACGACATGCTTAATGGTAGGCATACAAGTCAGTTTAATTCTCCTGCTTCAGACAAAGAAGAAGGAGACGAAAACTCCACGAATATTACTTAATTAACTTATCCTAAATAGAGAGTCATCTTAATATGTCTAGACGCTCAGATCTGATTAAGCAATTGATTGCTTCAGAAAAATCTGGTCCCGAAAAGGAACAAGAGCAGAAGTTTCTTATGGCTACTGCAGAATTAATCCTGTCTGATTTGATTAGTATTGCTCTGACTGGGGTTGAGAAACATGGTCCAGGATCACTTGTGATCAACCTGTTAAATGACTCTACTACATTTATGTGGTCGGAATCAATTGAATTTGATCTCAAAGTATCTGAACGTGAAAACGATGAGGATATTACTGAGTTTCTACGGAAGCTTCTGGAAGAGATTGACAACAACGACTGGACACAAAACGTGCTTATTACATTAATTAGTGATGCAGGAACAAGAACATTTGCAGTCGAAGCAGGTGGGAGCCAAGAAAGCCTTAGAGCGGTCGCAGAAGAATTTATCGGATAAGCTTGCCGCTAAAGGACTAAAGCTTCCTTTATATCCAACACCTCAGCTCATTGATCGAGCTCGTGACGTGATGGGAAGTATTGACTTTGATCCGACTTCTGATCCTGTTCAACAAGTTCTAGTTGATGCCACTTCAGTACCCAGCATTGAAGTCAATCCTCTTCAAGAGCACTGGCATGGCAACGTATGGGTTGCTCCTAAGGGTGCTGTCCGAGATTGCCGTATTTGGCTTAATAAAACCATTAGCGAATATCGCAACGGCCACATTAAAAGCTTTGTGTTTTTCAGTAGTGCTTCCGAACTACTTCGTGCTGCACCTGTTGTATGGGACTATCCAATTTGTATTCCATTCAAACGAGTTAAGCAACTTCGAGCAACATCAACTGGCTTCGAATCTGTATGTCCGTCCACATGGAATTTGATTATCTATGGTCCTCCTATCAATCAAGCACTGACAGACATTGATAAGGTGTCACTCTTCTACAACAGTTTTCGAGATATTGGTCGTGTCATCTATAGCGAGTATGCAGGTGACGGGTGGCAGAAAGACCTTGAGTTTTACGAAGAAAACAAAGGTAATATCTAATGAGTAAGCACATTGCTCAGGATTATTTTTACCTGCTTCCTTCTAAAAACAAAGTTCATCCATGCCGTCTTATTAATAAAGACGGTACTTTGATGTGGAAACACGCCTTGCTATATCAAAACTCCCAACTGTGCTTGCCAATTTCAGAAGCACACGAACAGCACATAATAAAAACTGCCCAGCGCCTAGAGGAACTGAACAGTTGGGTTTCCCAAGGGCTTGAGCCATGGGAGTGTTTTTCAATAAAAGCGTGGTATCAACCTAACGAACCTGAGCTATGTGAAGGTATCTCTGCCTACTTTACTCATACAACTCATGATCTTAATTACACGTATACAAATTTATCGCCACACATCCAAGATCATGAGACTCTTCAACTACGCAATAGATATCTCTACTTTCGCCGTTGTTGACAACAAGGCCGCTTATCTGCGGCTTTATTAGTTTAGCGAATCAATCAATTTATTGAGATACCATTTTGCCTTTTCAGCATCTTCTTTACTATTCTTCTTAAGCCAAAGTCGCAACATATACTTCAACACTTGACCTTGCAAAAAACCCAACATCGGAGTTGGCGCAGTACTAATTGAATCCTCGATAATCTCAATAGCTTCAACACGCCCTTGGGTGTAGTGCGCCGGACTATTTACCATGTCGTATTGCGTATCAAGCTTAAAGAAGCCATCGTTATATTCCGTGCCTTTGAATGATTTGATATTTTTGTAGTCCACTATTGCTCACATCTGTATTAGTCACTTCCTAATATAGAGTCAATGAATCAATGATGTGGATATGCCTAGTCCTAAAGGTGACCCAACTTTTATTAAAAACAAAGACAGATATTTTTTAAATGTGGCACAGGCAATTGGTCAAGCGTCTACCCATCCAAAATCTCCTGGAGGATGTATCATTGTGCGTGACCGAGAAATTATTGGCAATGGCAGAAGCTTATTAACTGACAGCAAAGTTGAGATTGATTGCATTTCATATGCCGTGGCGGCTGCTGCTAAGGCAGGTACGCCAGCTATAGGCGCGATTATATATAGCACCAGATATCCCTTCTCTACTTCGATTTTTCAAGCTCACATGATGGGCATTAGAAAAATTGTGATTCTCGCTCACGAGTGGGAACCATACTACCGAGAGGAGTTCAGGCGTGCTGGACGATTGGCAAGAGAATTGCAGCTTGCAATTGAGCCAATCTTTTTAGATGAAGATCCAAGATTTACTAAAAATACAAATGACAGAAACATTGATCCAGTTCTCTTCCCAGAAGCGAACCCGTTCTCGCCAGATGAATATGATCCAGACAATGCAACAGATACCTACGATGAATAAGCAATATATTTTTGACCTTGAATCTACTGGTCTGCTTCGACAAGGATCTAAAATTCATTGCATTGTTATGCGTGGTGCTAAAGATGGTGACACTTCTGTATTCGATCATCGACCTGAACAATCGATTATTCAAGGAGTAAAAGAACTAGAGCAAGCTGAAGTATTGATTGGTCATAACATCATTGGATATGACATTCCGCTAATCAAGGAACAGTTCCCTGATTTCAATCCACAGGGGCAGTGTCTAGATACCATCGTTCTTAGCCGACTGTTCTATCCACACATTGAGCACAGGGACTTTGAACGCCGCCCCCATGGCATGCCACAGCGGCTCTATGGACGCCATAGCCTTGAAGCATGGGGTTATCGCCTCAAGTGCTTCAAAGGTGACTTCGGCAAACACGAAGGCAACTGGTCTGTATATACACCTGAGATGCTCGACTACTGCATCCAAGACACAGAAGTAACGCTCAAGCTTTGGGCACTAATGAAACGACGTATGGAGGATTACTCATGACTACTACACCTAAAAAGGGCGACCCCCTAACTCACGAAGAAGTTGCAAAAGCTGCTGATATTTTCTTTCCACTTTTCAATGAAGTACATAGTCGTATGCCTGATGGCAGCACGACTGAAGACACACTAAAGGTGATGGAATCAGTGGCAAAGCTTGGACACAAACAACGTGGTGACAAGCTTCTCGATGAAAAATCAATTGGTTTTGGATTTAATAAAAAGGAGGATGCTGATGAATGATTGTGTACTGCTCGAAATGCGTATCGCAGAAATCATGTCACAACAAGAGGCCAGTGGCTTTCGGTTTGACGTAGCTGCAGCAGAACGAGTTCGTGGAGAACTTCAGAACGAATTCACTGAGCTTGAGCAATCAATTCAATCACGTTATATCTATGTGCCCGGCAAGGTCTATACACCTAAACGAGCCAACAAGACTAAGGGTTATGTAGCCGGTGCTCCCATGACAAAGCTGCTTGATTTCAATCCCACCTCACGTCAGCACATTGCATGGGCTCTTCAGACCTTCCGTGGTGCTCGCTTCTCCAAAGTGACTGAGACTGGCAAGCCAAAGGTCGATGAAGCAACACTTTCGGAGATACGTGACCTTGCACTAGCTCAGGACAACAAACTCCTACACGAGGAGTGTGACATGTTCATCCGCCTCCTGACTCTACAGAAATGGCTAGGCCAGCTGTCTGAGGGGACAAACTCCTGGTTCAACACAATTGAAGCTGATGGTTGTATTCACCACAGCTGCACTCTTGCTACCCAAACGGGCCGCAACGCCCACCGAGGTCCCAACCTTGGGCAGGTTGTGAGTGCACCATGGGCACGGCAATTGTTTGTCCCACACCCTGGTCACGTGATGGTTGGCGCTGACTTAGAAGGCTTGGAATTGCGCTGCTTAGGGCATTACTTAAGCGTCTATGACGAGGGAGCGTTTGCAGATGTTGTGTGCAATGGGGACATCCACCAGCAAAATGCTGACCGTGTGGGATGCACTCGCAAGGAAGTCAAGACAATTTGCTATGCGTTCATCTATGGAGCGGGCGACCAAAAGCTTGGCCACAGCTTGAATCCTGCACTATCTGACGCACAGAAAAAGCAGCTAGGTCAAGAGCTGCGGCGAAAATTCCTTGACGCTATCCCTGGATTAGAGCCACTTATTGATGCGGTTAAACTTAAAGTTAGGTCCACTGGTCGTCTTAGGGGCCTTGATGGGCGTCCTATATTCTGCAAGGCCGAACACGCTTCCCTTAATTATCTTTTGCAGTCTGCCGGAGCTATCCTCAGTAAACGATGGGTGGTGGTCGGACAAGACTTACTCAACGGCGCAGGGCTCACTTATGACGTTGACTATACTCGTTGCGCCTACGTGCACGATGAGGTGCAGCTATCAGTAGTTCCGCAGGAAGTTGATAGGGTCAAGCAGCTTTTAGAAGATGCAGCACCACTAGCTGGTGAGTACTACAACTTCCGTGTACCGATTGCTGCTAGTGCAAACAGTGGTGCTAACTGGGCGATGACCCATTAGGTCATACTTTTGGTTAGACCATTACCAGTAATGATATATAATTATCGATAGCAAACATATGAAAGGAGCTGCGTCTGAACTTAAAGCGCAGCTCTGGTTTCTAGAAAATGGGTATCAAGTATTTCTGCCCACAATACAACAAGGAATAGCCGACTTTATTGTTTATAAAAACCAAGAGTTCAGCAAGGTTCAAGTTAAGACTGCTTACACGATGGATAGCGGAGATTACAACTATTTGCTTGTAAGATTAGGCCGTAGCACATCAGCAAGGCAAGGTCCTAAAACTAGAACCTATGACCCAACCAACGACGATGATTGCTTTGATATTCTTTTTGTTGTGTATGAAGACCAGCAGTGGCTTGTTCCTGCTGATAACATCCCTAAAGGTAAAATGACTGTTTACTTTAACGGTCAAGGCAGGGGTGGCTGGAACTCTGACGAGTTTAAATGTTCGCCGTTAACCCATTGATAAAATAGTGGTATGGATAAAGCTATTAGTTACTTACAGC